GTAGAGCCATTATTCTACGTACCAATTATTCCCATGATTCTAGTGAATGGAGGAAAAGGTATTGGTACAGGTTTTAGTACAGATATTCTATCTTATTCGCCTGACAAATTGATTGAATATTTACAACGTAAATTAAAAAGTCAAGAAGGTGAAAGTCTAGATACTAATGAGAGTACCATACTGTTTCATCCATCATATCGTGGATTTACTGGAACTTGTCATGAATATGATAATGGCAATAAATACATAATTAAAGGTATTTACCAAAAGTTATCAGACAAGAAGGTAAGAGTTACTGAATTGCCTATAGGACATTGGACGGACGACTTTAAACAACATATTGAAAATCTTATGGAAGCAGATAAGAATAAAAAGGGCAAGGCATTTGTAAAAGATTATAATGATATGAGTACTGACACTACTGTTGATATTGAAATTACACTGAATGAGCCTATAGATGAGAAGGTAGAAGGATCAAATCTGTATAATAATTTTGAGAAAATAATGAAGTTATATACATCTCAAAGTACGAATAATATGCACCTATTTACTCACGAAGAACGCTTAACAAAATTTGACAATGAACGAGAAATCATTGAACGTTACTTTCCAGTGAGATTAGAATATTATCAGAAGAGAAAGGACTATATGATTGCTTCTCTAGAGAAGGATTTGTCTTTGCTTTCCAACAAAGCAAGATATATTCAATCTATATTAGGTGGTGAAATTGACTTACGAAATAAGAAAAAGTGTGATATTATTTCCATGTTGAACGAAATGAATTATAATATTATAGATGACGATAGTGATTATAAATATCTTCTCAAAATGCCAATGGATAGTGTTAGTGAAGAAAATGTAAAACGTTTACTCAATGACAGAGATGACAAAGAGAAGGAGTTAATTACACTACAATCCACAACAATTGAAAATATGTGGTTGAATGAACTAGATGAATTGAAAAAAATGTTATCAAATGTAAGTATGGCAACCAAATCCATTCCAAAAGAAAATACAACATCTAAAATTACAAAAATAAAAAAGACTAGCAAAAAAATTACTATAAAGTAAATTCTCTATTATGTAGATCAGTAATATTGAAAAATAAAAATAAAAAATATTTACATGATAAGTATTTTTTATTTGTAACAAACAATCTAAAACCAGTGTTTTAGCTCCAATGTTTTGTTATTGAAATCTGGTTGAACCGGACGATCAATGGGGTTGTACATGGTGCTTGCGTCACGTTTATAGTTAATATATCCTTGAGCTTCACTGTATATTTCTCTCACACAGTATTTTACTACTAAACCATTTAATTCTTGTATTTGCTCAGTAATGCGGTCAGGTAAGTTGACTGAATTTTGAAGAAATACGCTTCGCATTACAATTTTTAAGTTGTCACAATTTTGATTATCAATAAGATATTGTTGGTTAGATATCTCATAAACACCAGCTCTAATAGCATTTTGAATGATCTGTATATTTTCTTTGCTAAAAAAAGCTAGTGATAACATTGAATCTTGAAAATTTCCAGTCATAGCATCGTGAAAAGTGGTACACTCGTTAGTAGGTATCTTATCAAACAATGAGAATTGGTTCATATTTGATCCAATTATATTTACTCTTCCATTTGTACTTGAACAATTCATATATATATTCAATAGATAGAAAAAATTATATATCTTTAATTTATATAATGGAATTTAATTTTCAAAAAATAGTAATGGCTGTCGCTATAATTATATTTATCATAATGATAATTTTAATATCAGTGATATTATACTATAATAAATATGATGTACAGTTCCCACCTACTATATCAGAATGCCCTGACTATTGGATAGATCAAGGTAGTAATAAAGGCGGTATAAATGGTGTAATGACACAAAAATGTGTTAATGTAAAAAATTTAGGGAATTTATCATGTGGCAAAGAAATGGATTTTACTACAGAAGAGTGGCAGGGAAGTAATGGTTTATGTAATAAATATAAATGGGCAAAATCATGTGATTTGACATGGGATGGTATTACAAACAATAATGATTTATGTAAGTAGACATTCCGAAATTTAGAGACTTAAATGTATAAGAACAATTTTGCTATTGTTCTTATACATTTAATATTATTGGTAATAATTTATGCTAAAACAAACATAAAAACAGTATAGAATACATATACAATATAATATAATGAATTTTGACTATAATATAAATACATTTTTAAACCGAAGTAAAATAGTAGATAATATAAAAAAATTTTTCAGTGATTTTGAAAAAAATAAACATAATTTAACACAGATACGTGGTATATATCTATATGGAAATCCTGGATCTGGAAAAACCGTATTTATTGAAAATTTATTAAAAGAATTAAATTATGATATTATCAAATATGATGCTGGTGATATACGTAATAAAAGTATTATTGATACAATAACAAAACATAATATGTCTGATAAAAATGTACTATCTATGCTTCAAAAAAAAACTAAAAAAATAGTTATTCTCATGGATGAAATTGATGGTATGAACAATGGGGATAAAGGAGGTATTAATCAATTAATCAAACTAATTCGCCCCAAAAAAACTAAAAAGCAAAAGATAGAAGATATTACATTAAACCCAATAGTATGTATTGGTAATTACCATATGGATAAAAAAATAAAAGAGTTAATGAAAGTGTGTAATAGTTATGAATTGAAAAATCCAAGTAATGAGGAAATTGGTTCTCTCATCAATTATATGATGCCTTCTTTAGAAGATGAATTAAAGAATAGATTACAGGCGTATGTTCAAGGAGATTTGCGAAAATTTGACTCTATACTACAAATTTATAACAAACAAAAGATGTTACTAAAAAATGAAATTATCCATAATGTGTTTCAATCAAAGACATATAACGATGATAGTAAAACTATAACAAAAAAATTAATTAATAACAATTTTGAATTGAACAATCATAATCAGATTATGAATGAAACAGATAGAACTATAGTTGCTTTATTATGGCATGAAAATATATGTGATGTTTTAGCAAAACAGAAGAATGATATAGCAATTCCTTTCTATGAAAAAATATTAGATAATATGTGTTTTGCTGATTACATTGATCGCGTTACATTTCAAAAACAAATATGGCAATTTAATGAAATGAGTTCATTAATCAAGACCTTCTATAATAATAAATTATATCACGAAACATTTACAAAAAAGGTTAAATTTAACCCATCTGAAGTAAGATTTACCAAAGTATTGACTAAATATAGTACTGAATATAATAACTATTCATTTATACAAAATTTATGTTTTACATTGAGTATGGATAAAAAGGATTTATTTGCGTTGTTTCTTAATTTACGTGCCGAAAAAACAGAAGATGAGATATATGAAATATTTGAAAACTATGACATTTGTAAATTAGATATCCATCGTATCTATCGTTATCTAGATAAATATAATTCGTTGGATACATCTATATCAACTGAAGAAGATGATGTTTCTATTTCAAGCATTTAGATATGTAACCAAGTAATATAGACATTTGAATTAGATTACATGATATTTATGGTATCATGTAATTTACAATTTTACACTGTGAATAATTTATTTCTATGAATTGTTATTAGATAGGTCCACGGTAGATAGGTCCACTGTAGATAGGTCCACTGTAGATAGGTCCACTGTAGATGGGTCCATAGTAAATGTCTCTACAATATCTATAGTATCAGAATTATTTATTTTATTGTCGTTAGTTATAACATAACCATAATTTTTTAGTTTGTCAGACAATATTGTATTAAGTTTATTTACCTCATTAATTTTCTCATTTTGGGTCTTGATTGTTTGATTAAGCGCGATTCGTTCCTTTATCAACTTATCACAGGTTTCTTTCATGTGTGCTAGTTGTCCTTGAGTTTGCTTTATCAATTCTACAATTTGTTCTGGAGTTAAATTTTGAGGAGATTGTCCTTCTCGTTGTATTGTAATCTGTTGAGAAGCCTTTTTTGCCTTTTCTTCGGCCATCTTTCGCCTAGTTTCTTCCATTTTCAACATTTGCTTCAATACATCAGGCTTCATAGATGGATCGCCGGGGCTATATGTTTTTAATAATGAATCTACATTCATGTAAAAATCTTTCAACTCGGGTTCTTTCACAAATGTATCCACCGTTTTAGTTGACTCTTTTACAAATTGTGGGTGGGGATTATCCAGTAACTTGCGTTTATCAAACGTATTCTGTTCATGTGAAAATACCAAAATTGTCTTTATTGGATCTAATTGAACAAATGGTACAGTATAGTCCTTTAAAAAGGATTTTTCTTCTGCTAAACAGGCATCGTCTTCATACTTATTTTTTATTAACGCACGTCTAAAAGCAAACGTACCAGCAGTGGCATGAGACTGTCTGTAAGGACCGAATTGATACATTTTTTGAATATGTTTAAAATAAATGTAAATTTCACTAGAACCAGCACATAGTGCGCTAGGGTTAGATAATAATTTTTCTACTGAATGACTTACACGCTCTGGTGGATAGTAATCATCGTCATCCATATACACCAATATTTCACCCCGACTTTTTTCATGCATAAGATTTCTTTTTCTACCTAATGTCATTTTTTCGTCGTATTTAAAATAAACAACATTTGGGTGATCTTTTACCAAATCTTCTATCTTATCCGTACCATCATCTATAATAATCCACTCCATGCGATTTTTTGGATATGTTTGATGATCAAAACATTTTAACATAGCTGAAATAAATGGACGTCTGTTATATGTTGGTGTACATATACTAACATACGGATATCTTGAATCACGCGGAGGCATTTTAGGACGTCTAACTGGTGGCTCAACTGGTTCTTTTACCGGATTATGTATTTGCTTATTATTTTTATTGGCCGCACTATTAGAAGATTTTTTCTTATTATTTTTTCCCATTTACATAATAGTATATAATTTCTTTTATATACTATTTACTCTAAAAAACTAATATATTGTTTTTTCATAGTTTATGTGCTGTTACCTGAGCTTCTTATTTGGTGTATAGTTGAAACTATAAATACTACTGTCATTACAACTGCTACTATTATATCTAAGTGAATAAACGCACCGATAGTTGTTAATAGTAAAAACAATATTAATAAGTAGTAACTATTGTATTTCTGTGTTACTATCTTTTTCAAATCATCAGAATTTGTTAATAACGGTAATATTATGAAACTGAATAGAACTCCTATTAATTGGAACATAGAGAGAATTACCGGAGTTACCCAAGTCCATCCAAAAAATAATCCTAGTATTGATATCATAGTAGCATATTTTCCACCAGTTTCCTCAGTAAATGTACTTACTAATGTAGGCAACCACCATAAAGAAGAAACAGCTATAATAATAGCAATACATAATGGTGCTAATATAAATGTAGGCATATTTATCATGGACTCTGGTAAAAGATCACACGTAGAACCTGTAAGTTCAATAATATACTTTATAAACCTTCTTAGCCAAATATAAGAAAACTTAGTTTTGTTAATTAACCAATTTTCTATGGTATTTAAAGCTCCCCCTTTATCGCTTTCTAGTGAATAGGGTAGTCCGTATTCAAACATTCCCCTAAAATATTTATTTTTATAGATCGAACTTTCTGTAAAGTCTATTTCTTTACCACACATAGATAGTGTGTTCTCTCCATTCATTTTATTACCACCCTTCATTTTAATATTTGAAGACGTTGTAGAAGTAGGTGTTGGAGAAGATTTAGATATAGGTGGTTCTGTATATGGTGGAGTTTTTTCATCAGTTGGGAACATTTTATCTAGATTGGATAATCTAGTGAAAAATACAAAATTTGCTCCTAATAATCCTACACAAAAAACTATAATAAACGATACCAACAAACTAAGTAGAAATGCTTTCCAATTATTTTTCATTGCTCTACTTTCACTTGAGTCATTTTCCTTTTCTTTTTCTGAATATTTAGCAGGCATATACACTAATCAAATATTAAAACCACACAGAATTGTAAATATTTGGACATTTGATATTGTAATGCGTTAAATAATATTTTCTTATAGTAAGAAGTAAATGACAAAAAAAACACTATATATATGGGATGGTGGTGTTTTTTCACCTCCTACAAAAGCGGTTGGCAAGTTAGCATTTAATTTAGCTACATACCTATCGTCTAAACATGATAATAATGTAAATGTAGAATATCATTTTGTACCTACAAATAAATATTACAATAAACCTTGGGTCAGGTGTGTTGACGAAAAAGACCGGTTATTCATGTTAAAAAAATTAGTAGATTACATTAATCAAGAATATAAGGTTCCTCAAAATATCAAATTTGTTGTAAATAATTATGACATTAATTATGGAAAAAAAACAAAGGATCCAGCAACAACACTAAATAGCCTACAATTTTTTAATAAAAACCAATTGGAAAATGTATATCTAGCAAACAGTATTGAAAATGTAATTCAGCGAGTAAAAGGTTATTGGCAAAATACACTTGAACTTTTATTTAAAGTACACATAATCTGCTATGATATATACTCAGCTGAATTAATCGGTACAGACCAGACCGAAAATTATATTTACAAAAGTATTAATTTAGTGGATTTAATATCACGAGAGAAACATAACTTACCTAAAGAGTTTCAAGAATATTTTAAAAAACATAAATTAGGAAAAAAGGATATTGCTGATTTTATTTCTTCTAAAAAGAACGAGGATAAATTTGAGGGATTAAAAGAGTTGATCATGTCCAGAATCACGTTTTTACCAAAACAATTGATACCAGAAACATATAAGGCTGCTGCGGGTAATCGTGTAAGAGAAGAATTAGATGTTTATTATTCATCTTTAAAAAATATTCAAAACCTTACTACACCAGGTATTGAAACCTATATTACCGACAACAATCTATACGAACATTGTAAATCTAAGTACGTAGACAAGCTTATTAGTAAAACTTCATACAGAAATTCCAAATCACAACGATCTAAATCACAACGTTCCAAATCACAACGATCTAAATCACAACGTTCCAAATCTAGACGTACCAAACATTCCTAACCAATGAAAGTATATTTTACCAGACTAGTCTAGATTTTTATTCTCATGTCTGTATAGAGAGAAATGGTACAAAAAATTATCCTTCTTAGTGCCATTTTATTATTTGTATGGATAGTTTATCAATATTTTAATATTCAAAAATGGATGTTCCGTTCAATTAAGGAAGGGTTCACACCTGAGGATGTAGAAAGTATTATACAACCACCTGGTTCTTACACAATTGGTTCAGTTGACCCTTATTACATTAAAGAAAAAAAAATCTTAACTGTAAGTAACGGTTACACAAAAAGTACTATAGATAATCTCAGACCAAGTAATCCTAAACCATTTGATTATGAGACTATAGATACTATGGGGGATTTCCCAGATGTGGAGAAAGAAACAAACGCATTATCTACTAAAGAATTTGAATATCCAAATAAATATAATTTTACAGTTAAATATAAATGTCGCAAAACCGCTACTGGTATGTTTTCAGACTGTGGTACATATTCTGCGAACACTGCTTGGACAGCTAATCCATATAAAGGTTTGAATTGTCCTCTAGAAAATAAAAATTAACACATTTTCTGTAAAATCAAAAACCCTAATCTTCAAAGGTGTATTTATTGTAGCTCTTTACTTCTAAAATATCAGATTTAAATAGCTTACTAATTTCATTTTTTATCTCAAATCGCATATCATTCGTTACATATACTGATCTAGCTAATTGAATAAATTCATTATCAAATTCTTTATGCATCTCTTTTATACGAATATTATCTTCAATATCCCATAATTTTTCATTCACTGTTTTCAAGTCATGTATGTTACTATATGGTACATTTAAATCGGCAACAATTGATTCTAAATAAGATAACTCCTTTCGTATATTACTTAACTTGACTTCATCTGTTATTTTTTCTTTTTTTATAAGTAAGATAGTATATTTATCACATAATTCGCCTATAGAAACAGGAACCTGAACAATATTATTCATTTGTATAATATTATTCTAAAATTTTTCTAAGTTTGTTAGATAAAAACATAAATATTCAATGACGTAAGTATTTATCTTTCAAAAGAAATATAAATATAATGAAATAAGTAAATTATAATATATGTCTTCATACATAAAAAAGAGACTAGATACTATAAAAACTCATTTACAAAATAAACAATATGATGATGTTATTAGAAAGGGAACTGAATTATTCAAAGATTATCCTGAACAAACAACGACCTTAAATGAAATAATAGTTATATTTAAAAATATGAATGATACGGAAAAAACTATTAATGGTTTGAAATCATTAGCACAATATTTATCATCAACAAATATACCATTTCAATATATTCCTTCATACTGTATCATTTATAATGAACTAGCCACTAGTTACTTTTCTCATAATAAATATAAAGAAACGATTGATTGTTATCAGAAAATAACCTCTAAAAGAAATAACATACCGGATATATATGTCAATCAGGCAATATGTCATCGTTCTTTAATGGAATACAGTAAAGCCATTATTTGTTTAAAAATAGCACTATCATTAGAGAAAAACGATAGTACATATAGATCATTGGGAAACATTTATTTCTATAGTAAAATGTATAAGGATTCTATTAAACATTACGAATCTATAAAAAACCAGGATTACAATGACCTGTACAATACATCATTTCCATACTTAGCGATTAAGAAATTTGTCAAAGGTTTTAAATTATATGAAAATCGCTTAGCTAGTAATGATATTCACCCTCAAACAAATAACATATCACGCGTAGAAATACCATCAATACCATATTGGGATGGTAAAGTTTCATGTAACCATCTTATGGTTATATATGAACAAGGTATTGGTGATAATATACAATTTTTTAGGTTTATTATTGAACTATCTAACCGATACCCAGAATTAAAAATCACATATTTCTGTAAAAATATTGTATCTCATTTATTTAACACCGAAACATATAAAAATATTACAGTTATTGACGACAGTTCAGGTATCAACATTTCTTTATTTGACAAAAAAATATATATTATGTCTTTACCCTATATATTAACACTAAATACAATCATTCCAAATTCTATTAACTATATTGTTTGTGATAGTAAAAATGACGAAAAATGGCGTAATAAATTGATACCATTTGAAAATAAACTCAAGGTTGGATTCATGTACAGTGGATTATTAATTTCATATATTAATAAACATATTGATTTGGAATATTTTAAGCCTATTTGCTGTGATAAAAATATTCAAACAATATGCCTTCATAAAATGGATAGTAAAATTAAAGAGGATTTTTCAAAAATTGATTTTGCTAACGAAATACTTGTTGAAGACCTAGATATGGAAAAAGCGTTCGTGGATACTATATCTATTTTGCGAAATATTGATGTTCTTGTTACTATAGACACTTCTATTGCTCATTTAGCAGGTGTTATGGGTATAAAAACATTACTTCTTCTTGGTTATACAAGTGACTGGCGATGGTTTGATAACGATGATAAGGTATGGTACGATAGCGTAGACATTATTAGGATGACTGAACAAAGACCTATGTCTGATTTAATTCCTAGAGTAAAAACATTATTAGACGCGGAATACCAAAAAATGATGTAAAAATATATTTTTGAATTTATTTTTCAAAGTAATATATATATAGATGTCTTATCCTAATTACAATAACTATAACCAATATATCAAATGTTGTAAGCCTATTGGAGCTCAAGGTGCCCAAGGCGATACTGGTGCTACCGGTCCAATGGGACCAGTTGGTCCATCTGGTGGAGCACAAGGAGCACAAGGAGCACAAGGAGCAACAGGAGCACAAGGAGCAACAGGAGCAACAGGAGCACAAGGAGCAACAGGAGCAACAGGAGCACAAGGAGCAACAGGAGCAACAGGAGCAACAGGAGCACAAGGAGCAACAGGAGCAACAGGAGCACAAGGAGCAACAGGAGCACAAGGAGCAACAGGAGGTAGTAGTGGTCAATCATTACAATTTACAGTTGCGTTAGAACAGTCTGGTGGGGGTACGGAATTTATTATTGCGGGAGTAGATGATATAATTGCTAGTGGACAAAATACTATACCATATAATACACCATTTGGTACGTATAACAATCATATTTGTCTAGACATTTCTACTCTTGTTCGCACTATTCCAGGAAATGATGTAGTCATAACTATTACTGGCACATCAATATCTGAATCTACAGCCGTACCAGTATCCGGAGATAATGAAATTATTACTATAACATCTGCTATTTCCGTACCAAATAGTTTCCAATCAATAAAAAAATGGCTTTATATATCTGAGATCACATTTAGCAATATCTCTAGTATATTATATGATGTGAGAGTACTAGGTTATGTTGATTTTCTAAATACAGATATTAGGATAACTGGATATAGAGCAGAAGTTTTAGGAGATGATAATAGTGATGGTGCTGATATTACACTAATAATTAGAAAAGTAGATAATGGAACATCTACTATTACAGATATAATTGATATAGAGAATATTACAATAAACAATCCTCTTAATCAAATCGTTGATAATTTACGCACAGGTAGTAGTGATAGAAGCTATACTATGCCTGGAGGAACCAGTTTATGGCCACAAAATACCGATTTTGTAATAAAGCAAACAGATTTTAATACGTATTTTACTGCGGGAGAAAATGTTATTTCTGGTTCAAGTGATGAAGGTATCATTATTAAGGTAGAAAGCACAGACTTGGGAGCACCTAATGGACCTCAGTACATATCTCTTATGGTGTATTATGATAGATTGTAAATATATCATCTAAAAAAATATTTTACCATATATAGCAAAATATTTTTTCAATTACACTCACACAGATAGTAGTAATAATTCCAAAAAAAATATATCAATCTTATTTTGAATATTACCGCGCGTACATTAGTCCGCAATTACCACCAACAAATGTAATAACATTATATCTCTCTTCAAAAACAGTCATATTATAGTTATAATCGTAGATTCTCCAGGTTGGTTTATTCACACCAATTAGATTTCCAGACCCATCACATATGGTCATAAATTGAGCAGAAGGGTCCAATGGTGGGCTATATGTAGTGAATTCCAGTTGAATATCTTTAAATTTACTCATATTCATAGCTCCGGATGGCTGAAAGTCAAATGGATCATTATGAATAGCAAAACTATAATTGTAGAGGCCATCAGGAGCATTACCTGAAGTGCGGACGTATTTTTCAACATAATTATATACTCCTTCATCCAAAATGTTCTCTCTATATTTTCCATCCAATAAAATGCCCAATTGAAGTAGTATATCCTTTTGATTTTCAGGAGAAAAATCGCCAGTAGTAACTAAACCAGATGAATGTCCAAACATAGGATTCTCTAATGGGTTATATCCTGGACCTATATTTGTACCTCCCGGACAATCTGGTACGGTCCAATAACCCGAAGGATCTGCGTACGTACTATCATTTGGCAATTCTTTATAAGGCCAATTTGTATAATTACTCCATTCGTTTCGCAAATTAATATCACTTCTTTGGAATGTCCACATCCATGAAGATATCATACCCATAGCGTTTTCTAGTTTGACACGCTGACTACCAGTAACATTGAAGAATTTCCAGTCGTAAACCGACTTAAATAAATACTTTTGTTCTTGAGCAGCAAATACCTTTGATTCTTCCTCTGTTAAAAATGCGTAGGTAGATAACAAATGAATATCTGCGTTCCAATTTGTTCTCTTATCTTGGTAAGATAATGTATTTAATGAAATATCTGGTGGAGGTTGTAAAAATCGGTAAAATTGTTGTAACGAGTCGTTAAAATTCGGTTGAATATAGGGATAATTATTTGCTTGATCTTTTACATCGCGTATAACTATCAGTTCTTGGATAGGTCTTAAAGTAATATTTATCTCTAATTCATTATATTGAAGAGCAACTAGAGGGAAAGCCATTTTCGCAGCCATTGTAAACCAAAAATTAATAGGGATATACAATTTTCTGGCTCTAATAGACGGTTCCGGTCCTTGACTACTAGTTGTGTAATAAGCATTTGGATAAGCGTTTGTTCTAGGAGCTACATTTCCTGGGTCATTTAATTCACTCACATTACCGGTCATCTTATCATATAGTGCCTTTTTCTCGGTAGAAAAATCGCGCTGAACCATGGCTAATAAATAAGCCCCCGAATAGCGGTTCAATGTTTGACCACCTACCGAAATTTCCACTTCCTCAATCATTTGTGTTCCCAAATTATCTATCCATTTAAATTCATAAGGCGCCCAATTAGAAGAGCAATCTTGTGGTGGATAAATTGGACTCCAAATAGTAGGTAATTGAACAACTAAATAAGTATCCATTAATAATTCGGCATAACGTTTCATTCTAAATGTGAATTTAGATGATTCTGTCGTACGTAAATGTCTTTGACCATCAAAATCTATGCGAAATTTTTGGAGACCGAAGTTGGTGTATTTTTTATACGTTGTTTTGAAAAAAGTTTTTGACGGATTTCCATTTAAATATACATTTTGATTTCCATAAGCCACCAAATTTAATAATCCTCCTGGCATTTATATATATTATTAGAATACATTAATAATAAATATTTAACTGTTTACATTTATAAATATTTAACTTACTGTTATATTGTAAAATATTTTTTCATACGATAGTATAAGTATCTATGGATAACGTAAATATAATGAAAAATAAGTTTTCCGAGTTAATGAAAAATAAAGCTACTACTATTAGATACGGTCTGTATATTCTAATCGTTCTTATGATTATCGGCTTATCCTATTATATTATACATAAAATGAATCTTGGAAAAACAAATTGTGATAATATTGAAAGTATATATTCATCTTTTCCCGCCATTTCATCCTTTAATGTCAACGACGCAACCTACCAATACAAGTTAAGAGATTATTATATTAAAACAGCCTATAATTGTTGTTGTAGTGGACAATTTAAAAATGACTGGGTTGGTGAGTGTGCTTTAAAAAATTGTATTAAACAAGGGGCTCGTGTATTGGATTTTGAAATATATTCACTTGATGACGAACCTGTAATCGCAACATCATCTGTTAATAATTACACTGTTAAACAAACATATAATGATATTCATTTAAAACAGGCATTACAAATAGTAAATAGTTATGCATTTAGTGGTGGTTCATGTCCTAACCCGAATGATCCTTTAATTTTACACTTCAGAATTTCTAGCAATAATGAAAAAATTTACAAAAAAATGGCCGACACTATTTATTCAACCATTGGTCCTAAATTATTAGGTAAAGAATATAGTTATGAATATGATGGGCACAATTTAGGAGCAGAACCATTAACTAACTTTGTGAATAAAATTATTATTTCAATAGATCGTGGAAATCCGTTATACGAAAACACACCTCTTAAAGAGTATGTAAATATAGCATCTAAATCTGTTTTCCTCAAAGGACTACGTGGTTATGATGTAAAGTATGCTCCTGATTCAAATGAACTCATTGAATTTAATAAGAAAAACATGTCTTTTACTATGCCTGATTTAAGTGCCTCCAATAAAAATGTTTCCTCTGCTCTGTTTTTCAGTTATGGATGTCAATGGGTCGGTATGTGTTTTCAAAATTTTGACGCAAATATGGAGTATTATGATCTATATTTTGACAAGGTAGGTCATGCGTTTGCTCTTAAACCCGAACATTTGAGATTTGTACCTGTTACTATTCCTACACCAAAACCCCAATCTCCCGAAAATTCTTATACTACACGAACAACAAAAACAGATTACTATTCTGTTAGTGTGTAATCGCGTATCAAGGCAAACATAATCATAATCATAATCATAATCATAATCATAATCATAAACATAAATCTATGAATTTCTTCAAAATGTATATTATTTTTATCACAAGATAATATATATTATTTATGGCCACGTGTAATAAAAAATTAACCCTTGAAGAAAAGGAAATTGATATATTAAGAAATGCTATTGATATAGCTGAAAAACGTAAGGGACTGAAAATTACTAGTGACCCTGATGTTAAAAAAATCATCTCTATTTTAGAAGATTTCTTAAAGAAAAAGAAGCTCGTTTGTTATGGTGGTACTGCTATTAATAATATTCTCCCTCTAGAGGACCAATTCTACGATAAGAATGTTGAGATTCCTGACTATGATTTTTACTCTCCCGATGCTTTAGAGGACGCAAAAAAATTGGCTAATATTTATTACGAAGCAGGGTTTCAAGAGGT